GAGGTTTAAAAAAAAGAGTGTTTTTAGAAATTGGTGCGATTTTTTTGCCACGACGGCACACAGCACCACACATAGGAGTAGTACAAAATGTCAACAGTAAACCTATTCACCGCACAAGCCGGAGACGGCAACAGCACATCATTCCAGGTGACTGGATACGCGGGCGCAATCTCAAACGAAGGCGTTTTACTTCAGGCTTCAGGAACATGGAACAGCACAACCCTGAAACTGGAAGCATGTGCAAACCCCACCGCTTCACCGCAGGTCTGGTCAACGGTAAAGAATGTCAAAGATGACGGCACCACCACAGACATATCTTTCACGGCTGACTTTTCTGTCAACCTGGACGTAGTGACCGGCGCAGCATACCGGGCCGTACTATCCGGCAGCGGTAGTCCAATACCTTCCATCACCGTGGATGCGGTTGGTGATATCGAATGAGTGAAAAAGGCGAAGTGTCAAGTCATGCAGGATATGAGTGGCCGCTCCGACTACCCCCCCCACTATGTAATAACGGGTGGGTGGAAACTCTAATGAGCCCAGCCAAGCGATCAGAGCGACCAAGAAAATGTTATCACGCGTTCGGAGATTGGCGATATGACTTGGATCAACAAAGCCGCCCCGATTGTGACCGACAACTGATCGATAAGAACGGCGTCGGTTTAATGTCAACCAGAGCGACCAAGGATATGTTATCACACGGAGGAATTGCAGTGGCCGCCCCGATTTGCAGCCGACACTGGATGGATGCACCAGACAGTGAGGGCTTGATGAGGCAAGCCGGAGCGACCGGGACAATGTTATCACACGTTCGGAAATTGGCGCGGGGGGCAATGACGATTGACAGTGGCCACCCCGGTTGTGACCGGCACTGTAAGGGGGACAGTGAGGGTCTAAGGGGGATCAACCGGGGCGACCAATTATGTTATCACACGTTTTGCAAAATCTTGCCATACAAATGAACAGATTCTATGACCTCAGTGTGTGGAAAAAAGCACGTCGGATACAACTGGCAACCGAACCACTGTGTCGACTATGCGCAGCCAGCGGGCGCACCGTGCCTGCTACTGATGTTGATCACATTGTCCCCATCAACCTGGGTGGTGCTGAACTGGACCCGGATAACTTCAGAAGTCTGTGCCGATCCTGTCATTCTGCCGTCACCGCACGGCAGTTGAACAAGACGGACAAACCGATGAAAGGATGTAACGATGCAGGACAACCGATTGATCCGGCGCATCCGTGGAACCGGGCTTGAACATCATGGGAGAGCGTGGTCCTACCATCGACGCCTACTGCACGCGTTATTTTTCGCATAATGAAAGAGTCCAACATGGCAGGACGTAAACCGAAACCAACAAACCTCAAAATCCTGGAAGGCAATCCCGGTAAACGTCCGCTGAACCTGGCTGAACCACAGCCTGAATGCGGTGCTGTCTGTCCGGACTGGCTCAGTGATCGAGGTCAACAGGAATGGCAACGGCTTGCATCTATCCTGGAAAATTGCGGCATCCTGACTGCGGCTGATCAAAATACCCTGGCTGCATACTGTGAAGCATTCTCAAACTACGTTGAGGCAACGCTGAAGGTTCAGAGCCTGGATAGCCTGGTCGAGGAGGGATCACATGGAACCAAGGTGGCAGCTATCGTCAATGCACAGCGTATCTATGCTGACCAGATGTTGAAGTGGGGTTCCAAGTTGGGATTGAGTGCAAGCGACCGGACCGGCCTTAAAGTCACGGACAAACCGAAGTCAGGCAAATGGGCCGACAAGATCTCAGCCTGACCACGCAGCGGGTAATTGCGTTTGTCGAGCAATTGACGTTCACGTCCGGGCCATCGGCAGGCACACCGTTTGAATTGCGGGACTGGCAACTGAATATCCTGGAATCCATTTACGGGCCTGTACATGATGACGGGCGGCGGGTGGTGCGAACTGCACTGATCACCATGCCACGCAAACAGGGTAAAACCGAACTGGCGGCTGCACTGGCGCTGTATCACTTGCTGGGTGATGACGAAAAAGGTGGGCAGGTTTATTCAGCCGCGGCGGATCGCTACCAGGCGGCACTGGTGTTCAATGCAGCGGCAACGATGATCCGCAATGATCCGGAACTGGCAGAGCACGTCAAAATCATTGATTCTCAAAAACGCATTGTGCATCATGCCTCCGGCAGTTTTTATCAGGCCATTTCCAGCGAATCCAGAACGAAGCATGGGTTTTCTGCCAGTTGCATTATTTATGATGAGCTTGCACAGGCACCCAACCGGGATTTATTCGACGTGCTGACTTCATCCACCGGGGCGCGGGCGCAGCCGTTGACCATCGTGATCAGCACCATGTCACCGCACAAGCACTCCATAATGTATGAAGTCTATGATTATGGTCTGAAGGTCCGTGACGGCACCGTCCAGGATGAAACCTTTGCACCAATCATTTTCCAGGCACCGGAAGATTCAGATATTTGGGATGAATCCGTATGGCATGAATGCAACCCGGCGCTGGGTGATTTCCGCAGCCTGGAGGAAATGCGCACCTTTGCCGAACGAGCAAAAAGGATTCCGGCAAGTGAGGCGGCATTCCGCAATTTGTACCTGAATCAACTGGTGGACGCTGAAAGCCGATTCTTAAATTCCGTGGACTGGCTGGCAGGAAAACAGGCCATTGATATTGAATCACTGCGGGGGCGTCCGTGCTGGGGCGGGCTGGATTTATCCAGTACTACGGATTTGACGGCGCTGGTGCTGATCTTTCCGATGGATGGCGGCGAGATTCACACGTTGGCCTATTTTTTTGTACCAGACGAGCGATTGCATGACCGGGCCAGCCGGGACCGGGTTCCGTATCCAGTGTGGCGGGACCAGGGCCACATTCTGACCACACCCGGCAGGGCCATAGACAAATCATTCATCGTGCATAAGCTGGCTGAGGTCAACGCCATGTTTGATTTGCAGGGCATTGCTTATGACCGCTGGCGCATCGAGGATTTATTGAAAATGCTGACAGACGAAAACATTGAATTGAACCTGGTTCCGTGGGGGCAAGGATTCAAAGACATGGGGCCTGCCGTAGATCACCTGGAGACTGCAATCCTTGATGGATCACTGCGGCATGATTCGCCCGTTTTAGACTGGAATGCCTCAAACGCTGTAGTCACTCAAGACCCAGCCGGGGCGCGCAAGATCGCCAAAGACAAGTGTTATGACCGTGTAGACGGTTTGGTGAGCCTGTGCATGGCATTGGGGCTGTACAACAGGGAGCCGCCGCCGTTTGAATCGGTGTATGCTGCGCGCGGGATTATTACGCTGAGTGCGTAGGATTAACCGCCCCAAATGGGAGGGTTCGATGCCCTCGTATTCCTCCCCGCCCGCGTGGGTACTCCTGCAGACGGACTGAGTCTTTACTGGTTTGTCGACACTCTGGAGAATCCCATAAGAATGGCACTGAACTTTTGGCCTGGATCTGATGCTGGCAAATGGAAGACAAACTGCGTAGCTCCCGTGTCGAGTTCGATCCACAATTGCGTGGGCGTGCCAACGAACTCCGGGACGTCACGAGTTATGACGCCGTCGAGGACCAGAAGCCCAGCCTCCACCGAGCCGTCCCACGCGTACTTAACAGGTTTGTTGTTGTTCTCACTCGGGTCGGCGATCTGGCCCGCTATCTTGGTAGTGCCGACGCCGGTCAGCTCGTCCGAGCTTCCGGACACATGGACTGAGAAGCGGGTCAGCACTACACCGAACCGTTGGAAAAGTAGACAATCGTCCTCCTCAAACGGAAACTGCAGTTCAGTGTCCACTGAAGTGACACAAACCCAAAGCCCATCGAGTGTCCCGTTCGCCTGGACCTCAACGTGAGGTCCTTGGGCCTGAGCAGGCTCAGAAGTCAGTGATAAGAAGGCCAGGGCGCCGGTAACAACAGAAATTAAAAGTTTTTGAATCAGATTCATGAGTCTTTCCTTTTTCGTTTAGGCTTTAAGCAACCTTTCTTAAACTATAGGAGAGAATTCAGAATCTTGCAGAGACGCACGGCCAGGCCGTCAATCGCTGGCGGCCCTTTTCTTTGCCCGAATCATTATTTGCTAATTTGGGTGCAAAAATGCATACTATCCCTGAAATGATTACGAAAGCCGAATTCAACCGCCAGACAATGGCTTATCGTCAAATCCAAGAGGTGTTGCCATTTTTGGACGTCAAGGAGAATCGTCGCTTGTTCGAGAGTTGTGTCAGTAAGGGATTTATCGAAGTACCTATTGAGTACGACACCTCAAGTCCACGCCGGGGGAAGGCACGGCGGTATTCAGTACGGCACTGCTTAGAATTCGCCGTCGTGTGGTCATTGAACAACGTCGGTTACAAGCCCAGCGCAATCATCAACATTATTCGGTTGGTTGTTGAACGTGCGGAAGAATTAATAAACACCGTCTCCACTATTGATGACATTGCCTACATGGAATGGCCGGTTGTGATTTTCTACGAAACGAAGGGAAGGCAAATCGGACCCTTGCGGGCTGTGTCTGCACCGGCGGATCAGATCGCGGCCTGGGTGGCCAAACCGTCATCGGAAAAGGCGCGGAAAGTTGCTCACGGCATCCGGGAACTCACTGGCACACCAGGCGAAACCTTAATTGGATACTTTATTTTCGAGGCGGACTACATAATCCGACGCACCCTCGAAGGCTACCAGGAACTAACCAATGCAAGTCAATGACCGGAAACAAATTGAAGAGAAGATCAACCTATTCTCGCTTGAATTGATGAAGGAAGGTCATGATCCATCAATGGTATGTCACTGTCTGGTTAGCGCCGGAATGACCGCCATCTCTTTCATCATGCCAACTCACGTGAGATTCGACCTGCTGCGAACTACCTGCAAGCAAGTATTAAAGAGTCTGGACCAAATCGAAAAGGAGACAAGTGACCAATCAATCAAACATTGACTGTCGGCCCTATGCAGGTTACACGGTTCCGCTGCCGAGTCGTGCGCACAATCCGCATTGTCAGCATAGGGTCAGCGCCCTTTTCTCCTCGGGCAGGGCGCTAATGTTTAGGGCAATGCGGAGGCAGCATGAATTTTAGGTTCCCGTTTCAAGCGGGGTTTTCGCTACTGTCGAGAGACAGCGGCAGGAGTCGGGACTGTCGGGAGACAGGCCCCACTCCGACAAGGAGGTAAGAAATGAATATCCAAGCAATACGAGAACGCCGCAGCGGGATTGTTGAATCAATGAGAACAATTACGCAGTTGGCTGAAACAGAAGAACGCGATTTGAGCACGAAGGAGTCGAAGGATTTCGATGAATTTCGCGGGCAACTGAAATCACTGGAAGGTCAGTTGGAACGGGCCGAAGTCATTGCAGACGCTGAGCGTTCAATGGCAACGGACCCAAACCAGCCACAGCGCGGCACTGACGGCACCTTTGAACAGCAGTGCCGCAGTTACCAGATCACCAAGGCCATCGGCGCACGGATCGAGCCGGGTAGCGTAGACGCTGGCCGGGAGCATGAGATCAGTCAGGAACTGGCTCACCGATCCGGAAAGACTCCGCAGGGTTTCATGGTCCCGCATGAGATTTTTGAGGAGCGTGCTGGTCTGACCACAGGCACCGGCGGCAACCTGGTTCCTACGGTTCATCAAGCTGATCGGTTCATTGATCCGTTGAGACCGAAGTTGCTGGTCCAGGCAATGGGCGCAACTATCTTGAGTGGGCTGGTCGGAAATCAGGAAATCCCGAAATTGATAGGATCAGTCGATACTGAATGGTTGGGCGAACATTCAGCAGTTTCTGATTCAGATCACACGTACGGCAACGTCACACTGTCCAACAAGACCATTGGTTGCGGCACTGAATACAGCCGCCGGTTGATTCTCAATGCGGTTCCCGCAGTCGAACAGCTGGTGAGGCGTGACTTTGCAAGCATGATCGCTCAGGGCATTGACCTCGCTGCAATCTACGGCACCGGTGCTGCAAGTCCGAATGGAGATCAGCCCATCGGTCTGTTGGGGACCAGCGGCATCGGTTCTGTATCTTTCGCCGGCGCTCCGACCTGGGCAAAGGTGCTTGATCACATTGCCAACATCGAGGCCAACAATACGGATGTAGACAGAATGGGCTGGTTGACCAGTCCATACGTTGTGAAAAAAATGAGGTCCACAGTTAGAGTGGGCAGCACGGATTCCAGGTTCATCCAGGATGATCCCAACAGTTTGGCGGGTTATCCGTTGAGATCCACGACACAGATCAATGGCGATCCGACCAGCTCACCTCTGGTGACCGGAGCACTGATATTTGGCAACTGGGCTGACTTGCTGGTTGGCTACTGGTCAGCCGTAGACATTTTGGTGAACCCGTATCACACAGACGTTTATAGCCGAGGCGGCGTAAAAATAAATGCCTTCCAGGACTGTGACGTTGCAGTCCGGCACGCTGAATCATTCTGTGCTTCCACGGACATGGATTTGACGTAATGGAGAGCGCTATGGAAACGCGTAGAGCGTATGAACTCAGGCAAGAAGGCAACAACCGATTGTCCGGTTATGCGGCTGTGTTTGGTGCTGTATCGCGTGACCTGGGCGGATTCACTGAAAGCATCAAGGCGGGGGCGTTTTCACGCTCCCTGTCTGATGGTGACGATATCCTTGCCTTGTACGGGCATCAACAACCGTCTGTCCTGGGCAGAGTGGGAGCCGGTACGTTGCGGCTACGTGAAGATCAGCGTGGTCTGTGGTTTGAAATCGACTTACCGCCAACATCGACGGCCAAAGACCTGGCTGCACTGGTGGAGCGCCGAGATGTTGCCGGAGCGTCATTCGCCTTCACGGTTCCCAAAGGTGGTGATACCTGGATGGAGTTGCAGGGTAAACCGCACCGGCAATTAATTGATGTTTCTTTACATGAAATCAGCATCACCGGAAATCCATCATATCCCGATACCACCGTGGCGAAGCGCAGCCTCCGACAACACATTTATGTCCCGGTTCGATTGAAGCACGCTCAGCGATATCTGGAGACTTTGTGATGAATTGGAAATTTTGGGAAAACAGGAGTCAGACGGTTTCCTCACGTGATCCATACCTGGCTGAAAAATTGGGCATCCGGGCCAATGCTGCCGGGCAATTTGTTTCACCGGAGACGGCAACCGGCGTTGCAGCAGTCCATGCTTGTGTTCAGTTGATTGCTGAAACTGTCGCATCCCTTCCGCTGGCGCCGTACCGCAGGACTGATGACGGCGGCAAGGTGGTAGACAACATGCATCCGCTGTACCGGGTATTGCATGACCAGGCAAACGAAGTTCAAACCGCGATGGAATTCAGGGAACAGTTGATTGCATCGTGTCTTTTGACCGGCAACGGTTACGCATTAAAGGAATTGGATGGCCGCGGCGCGGTGACACAATTGCTGCCTCTACATCCATCGCACATGCGTCCGGTCAAGCTGGTCAACGGTAGGGTCCGGTATGAATTTACACCGGAACACGGCGGCACACAGCGCTATACGCAGGATGAAATATTACACGTCCGGTATCGTTCCACAGACGGATTCACCGGACTGAGTCCCATATCAATTGCACGGCAGACGGTGGGCCTGGCGCTGGCGCAACAAACTTTTGAATCCGCATTCTATGAGAACGGGGCCACCTTCAGCGGGGCGCTACGGCATCCTAACCGGCTGACAGCGGAACAGACCACTAGCATTCAGGACAGCATCACGCGGGGGTTCACCGGGGCATCCAATGCGTTCAAGGTGTTTGTGCTAGAGGAAGGCATGGAATTCCAAGCCATCGGTATGTCCATGCTGGATGCGCAGTTTGTCGAGTCCAGGAAATTGACCATGGAAGACATAGCACGCATCTACCGGGTTCCGCCTCCGGCGATCGGCATCCTGGACCGTGCCACTTATTCCAACATCACCGAACAATCACGCAGCCTGGTTATGCACACGCTGCGGCCCTGGCTGGTGCGTATCGAGCAGGCCATGAACGCCTCTCTGCTGACACAAGACGGCAGACGCAGCCACTTCATCGAACACAATGCTGAAGGCCTGCTACGGGGCACACAGAAAGACCGATACGAGGCGTATCAGATAGGTCGTGAGTGGGGCTGGTTGAATGTAAACGAAATCAGGCGGCGAGAGAATTTATCAAACATTGGTTCCGGCGGGGACGTGTATAAGCAATCGGAGATGGTAGAAGTAAATTGAGCGAGTACGACACATTCTTGACTGTTGATGAGGTTTGCCGGGTGACGGGTTATAAGCGTCATGCTGAACAGCGCAAACATCTAAAAACGGTAGGGATTAAATACGTCAAGTCTCGCCTGGGAGAACCTTTGGTGCTGCGTAAAGTATTTGAGGCGCAAATGGGAATAGCGCCTGAA